AAAACTATCTTAAAAATATTTCTTAAAACTTGTTGACATCATCAAACTAATGTCTATAATCTAGCTATGCACTGTTAATTAAGTGTATGTTTACCTGGTGAGAATCCAGGCTCTTAACTTAAAAAGGGATATAAAAATGGAAAACAAAGTCTATCAACAAGTAACCGATAGAATCATTGCAGAGCTAGAGAATGGCGCTGCACCTTGGATTAAGCCCTGGACTACTCATGCAGGGAATGAAGATCAAAATATCATAAGCAAAAAGCCTTATTCAGGTATCAATCGTCTAATTCTAGGCATGAGCGGATACTCTATGCCTTACTGGGCATCATTCAAGCAATGGCAAGAATTAGGCGCTAGCGTCAAAAAAGGTGAAAAGGGCACAATGATTGTTTTCTACTCACCTATTCAAAAAGATAGTATCAATCCTGAATCAGGTGAGGCAGAAAAATCTATCTATCATTGCCTTAAGTCTTACTATGTTTTTAATGCTTTCCAGGTTGAAGGCATTGAGTTTGAGCAAACTAAGCCAGTGCTGCCTGAATTTAATCCAGTGCCAGCACTTGATGATAGATTGATTAAGTCTGGCGCTAATATCAAACATGGATCTAACTCTGCCTTTTATAGACCGTCTGAAGATTCTATCCACTTACCTAATAAGACTGATTTTAAGACTGAATCAGACTACTATGCTACAGCGCTCCATGAATTAGTACATTGGTCTGGCGCTAAACATAGATTAGACCGTACCAAGGGCAAGCGCTTTGCTGATACCGCTTACGCATTTGAGGAATTAGTAGCAGAATTAGGCGCTGCCTTTTTATGCCAGGATTACTCCATTGCTGGTGACTTGCGTCATGCAGACTATATCGGATCTTGGCTTAAATGCCTCAAGGCAGACAATAAAGCGATATTTAATGCAGCAGCATTAGCTCAAAAAGCAGCGGATTACATCAATGATCTAGACGCTATTTCTAACCAGGCAGCAGCCTAAACAAGGGGGATATATGTATAAATTACACTTTTACGAAGATCCAGGGCACGGTTGGTTAAAAGTATCTAAAGCCCTGTTAAGGGTTTTGGATATTGAGGATCAGATATCCTGGTATAGCTATCAAAGGGGGGATTTTGCTTACCTGGAGGAGGATTGTGACTATTCCCTATTCCAGGCAAAAATGAATAAGACTGGCAGAGAGTTTGACCTGATAAACCATATAAGCAGAGAGCGCTCTAGCAAAATCAGATCTTATGAGCATTATTCCTATAAAGCGCCTAAGTGCCAATTCACCAGGGAGCTGCCATTATGAGTATCAAGGATAAATATTCTGCTTACCTTTACTTATGCGCCAAGCAAGGTATCACTGCATTGTCTTACTATGCCTGGATCAATACGAAAAAGGCAGGATCACTCTTTTAAGCGCTTTTAGGGGTTGAGTGGTACTTACCTATTACTTAACCCTTAAAAACTCAATACAGGCTGTTTTAAACCATTTTAAAAGGATATATCACTAATGAATTACAACGATTCTAAATTTGACAAGATTTTCTTAACTATTTGCTTGTTTTTAGTACCAGTAATTATTGCTATTGCATTGGTACTGTAGCTATGTACTACGCGCGTATATCTCGCACGCCTAACTTACGCACTGCTAAGCACCTAACCCGCTTTTTTATGCGGGATACCTTTAAAAAGGGTAGCTATCGTTTATCTTGCTGCTTAACTAAAGGGGTGCGGTCCTGTCAAGGTCCCCCAGATACTAGCCAGCTTGTTTATTCCCTTTGGCGCTACACCATGCGGGAGGGGTGGGTAATGCCCCCGTGTAGTTTACTTTGTAGGTGATTTTGGTAGCGATGTCAAAACTGTTACCAAGCCCCCTCAATAACTGACAACAAAACCACCTACAAAATAGACTTAGGCGGATTATAAACATACTTTCAAAAGGAGTGCAACATGAGTAAAGCAGATGATGATGCAGCAAAGTGGATGGAGATGAATAGAGCAGCCCAGTATCGGGAATGGATCAGAGCAACGGAAACTGGAACGCCTTATTACATCAATATCCAAGGAGATGTCATAACTGAAAAGGAGGAAAAAACAACAGATAATAAATAAATTGCACTAATCAAAATAATGTAGTAATGTTCTAACTGTAGTACCTAAACCTAACTATATAAAGGAATTTAATGATGAAATATTGCATTGATTGCAAGCATTTATCAGGTCAAGACTGTCACGCACCTGAAGTACCTCGACACATGGTCACAGGGGAAAAGCAAATCTGGACAGCGCTACACGCTCGCAACTTACCTATTACTGGTTGCGGAGAAAATGCTAAGTGGTTTAAGCCGTTTGAGTTTGAGCCAGTTAACGAGCAAGAGGCAGATATTGATGATCTATCCGCCATTCCATTTGGGAGATAAACATGGCTAATGATCGCAATGATTTTGCACCTGAAGTGCGTAACAGCGCTATTTGGTCAGGAGATTCCCGCAAAGTAGCCAATGGCAAGATGGTTGATGTCATCTTGGAAAAGCAAGGAAAAAAGCCCTTGCCAGACTTATCCGATGTTGAGGCGGTACAAATGGGTCATGTTATGCAGCCCATTATTGGAAGATTGGCTCAAGAACGATTAAAGATGGAATTAAAAGAGGCTGATTATGTTATTACACATCCAAAACATGAGTGGTTTCGTAGTCATTTTGATTTCATTAGTGCTAGTGGCGATCCAGTGCTTGTCGAGGCAAAGAATTACAACGCAGCGGTGCGTAGCAAGTTTGATCCTGATACCAATAGGATTCCTGCTGCTGACTACGCCCAACTGGTTCACGAAGCTGCTTGTCATAATGTTAACCGTATCTTTTTGGCAGTGCTATTTGGTGGACAAGAGTTTCACACCTTTGAATTTAATATCTCTGACGCTGAAAAAGATGATTTGTTGCAAAAAATGGCTCAGGTTTGGGGTTATTGCAAAGCCAACACGCTTCCGCCAGCGGAAACCATTGAGCAAACTAAGATTATCTACCCTGAAAGCGGTTCTGGAGTCATTACGGCTACGCAGCAAATTGAAATGGCTGTCGCTTACCTTAAAGACATTAAGAATCAAATTAAAAATCTTGAGGCTGCTGAGGAAGATATAGAGGTAAAGATTAGAAACCTGATAGCAGATAACCAAGAGATTAGATCAATAGATGGCACTACTTTAGTCACTTGGAAGTCATCCAAAGGCTCTAAACGCTTCTCAGCAGAGTTATTTAAACAAGCAATGCCCGATATATATGAGAAGTTTGTTATTGAGCAGCCAGGATCTCGGAGGTTTTTAATCAAATGAATAAAGACATTTATTGCGAGTGTTGTGGCGCTAAGGTTGTGGAATATAAACACAGCTTTAACGCTGGGTTAGCTAGTAGTTTGTGGCAAATCTATTTGGCTGATAAGCCTATTGCTTTAACGGATCTTGAATTGACACGCACACAATGGACTAACTTTCAAAAGTTACGCTATTGGGGTTTGGTTCAGCAATCTATTGATCCTATTACTAAAAAGCATAACGGCTTATGGGAAACAACTCAATCAGGAAATCAGTTTGTAGATGATCCTAGCGTATCAATAGCCAAATATGTATGGACTTTTAGAGGTGAAACAGTGCGATTTGAAGGTGAATATGTTTATTTCACTGACATTTTGGAGAAGTTTTACAAAGACAGACCAACTTACGCAGCGGAGGCAGTAAGACATGAACAATCTTGATTTAGCAGTATGGGTGATGACTATTTCTAGCGTCATTGACACCATTATTTCTCTAAAGGAGATATTTGTATGAAAGATATTCCAGAATACGAAGGGCTTTATGCAGTTACTGAGGATGGGCAGGTTTGGACATATCCTAATTACATTCATAACGGAAGATTTTTAAAGTCATCCGTAACAAAGTATGGGTATGAACAGGTTGTTTTATCTAAAAATGGAAAAACAAAACATTTTTATGTTCATCGTCTTGTTGCTCAGGTTTACTTGTTGCAAGACGAAAACAGAAATCATGTGAATCATAAAAATGGAGTTAAGACTGATAACAGGGCATCAAACCTTGAATGGGTAACACCATCTG